AGTTTCGGGCACTACCACCCCAGGTGGCGGGGATGAAGATTTTATGTGGATCCTGGTGGATAAGACGGTTTCGACCGGCAAGCCTAGTATAAATTATACAGGGGCCCAAAAATGAAAATTATTGAAGGCATAACCAATGACCCGAACCAGACCTTCTCGCTTGTTTTGCCAGATGGAAGCGAAGCCAAGGTATCGCTTAGTTACCGGGACGGACAAAAAGGATGGTTTTATTCGATCACCTACGGCACCGTTCTAGTGAACTACAACCGGCGCCTGGTTAACAGCCTCAACTTATTAAGGCAATTCCGAGGCAAGATATCCTTCGGATTGGCCTGTATTGTTAAGGACGGAATGGAACCAGACGCCCAGGACGACTTCACCAGCGGCCGGGTCGAAATATACTTATTGAATGAAACAGAGAGGGACAACGTCGAGGATAATATAATCCCGACGTTTAAAGCTGATGTTTAAATTAGGACGCAACTACAAGCTAACAGTCGAGATAGACGACCAGGGGACGCAACTGGTCATCGGCTACCCATTGACCCTGGAGCTGTTCATCCGGAGGGAAAATCTGGCCTGTGCCGGCAATGCGACGTTCCGCATTTATAATTTAGCCCAGGCCAACAGGAATAGAATAATAAAAGGCCCGACGGATATCGCCATGGTGAGGAAAATCAAACTGGAAGCGGGATATGGCGACAACTTGTCGGTCATTTTTGACGGGAATATTCGGGAGGCCCAATCATACCGGCCAGAAGGCCAGGTCAATTTTGTGACCGAGATCCATGCCTTTGATTATGCCAACGCAATGAACCTGGCGTTCTCAAACTGGACCGCATCATCCCCAGAAAACACATACCAGCGGGTGATCGAACGTCTATGCGATGACCTGGTAAAACAAGGCAACATTAAGCTCGGTGCGATTGGAACATTTTCCGGCAATTATGCCCGGAATCCTTCATTTTGCGAGCCCTCATGGGAGGCCCTAAAAAAGGTCGTTTCGGGAGCCGGCACCAACGCCGCCTGCTACATTGACGGTGGAAAGATATACGTCATGAACGAAAACGATGCCTTCGAAGGATCCGTCCCGATTATTGATTCGCAATCCGGTCTATTGGGCACACCCAAGAGGAACCAGAACTGGATCGAGATGGAGATATTGTTCGAACCTCGGTTAAGGATAGGCCAAAAAATATCCCTTCAGAGCACAACCAACACGACATACAACGGGATTTATAAGGTGATAGGTCTAACCCATATCGGGGTGATTTCCGGGGCCGTAGGGGGCAAATTACGCACAACAATACGGGTTATGGTCGGATCAGCCAACAAAGAGGATCCGTTCAATATGGTGGAGGAACGAACGTGAGCAGGCAGAACCCCCCTCCGACATTACGGGATGTCCTAGACCAGGCGATAAAAGGCGCCCTGGGCCGAATGAACTGTGTCCAGATCGGCCGCATCGAAGCATTCAACGCGACCAACCAGACCGCAACCGTGTCGATCGCATATCAGCGTAAGATAAAGAATGCCGTCCTCCAAGAAGGAAATCTCGAAGCCAGGGACAGGATTATACCGTACCCTCTGCTGGTCCAGGTCCCGGTGGTTATATTGAAAGGCGGCGTCTCCAGATTGACAATGCCAATAGCCAAAGGCGACGAATGCCTGCTGTTCTTTGCCGATCGAGAGATTGATACCTGGTTCCAATACGGGCCAGGAAACCAGCCCCCGGCCCATGACCGGATCCATGACTTGACAGACGCGATCGCGCTGGTAGGCATCAGCTCAACTCCCAATTTGTTGACAGATTACAATACACTGATCAGCAGTCTGATCGACATGCACGGTGAACGCCTGGCCCAGACCGGCGACCTAAAAATGTCGATACGGACCGACAACCACTCGGGGTGGATATTGATGGACGGATCCACCCTGGGCAAGACTGGATCCGGGGCAGATTACGAAGGCGAAGCATATAGAGCACTATTTGATTTCGTCAAAGAATGCTCACCGAACACAGGGTCCGAAGATTTCGACGACGGGGATACAGTCGCCATGATTGATGGCCGCGGCCGATCGGCCGTGGGAGCTGACGATGGCGCCGGCGTTCTGACGACGCCGTTCACCCCGAACAAGGACACGATGGGCGGATTGATAGGGGAAGAATCCCATCTGCTGACAGGAAAAGAAAGCGGTATACAGCAACACAACCATGTGATACCAATTACAAATTATCTTTTAGATGCCGGGGGAATATATATCACTGGCAACCGTGACCGCGTATCGATGGACGGAGATACCACCAGGAACACAGGCCACACGAATGCAATAGATAAACACAACAACGTTCAACCTGGATTTATAGGTAACTGGTTTATAAAAATATGATACACCGCGCGATTGATGCAGACAACGACTGGATGATGGGCAAGGGACTGCAGAGTTTTCTTTTTGACAACGCGGCCATTGCCATGAACATCCGGACCAGACTGCAATCTTTTCAGGGCAATTGTTTCTGGGACATAATGGCCGGGATCGACTGGAACCGGCTGATGAGCCAGAAGAACACCCAGAGAGAACTCGAGCTGACGATCCGGGCCAGGGTCCTCGGATCCTACGGGGTCGTAAAAATAAACAGCATGAGCGTATATTTGGACAGAAACGCCAGGAGCTTCACAATACAATTTAATATTGATACGATATTTTCGAGCAATTACACAGGCGAGGTCACCAATGGGTAAAAACCAAATAGATGCATACGGATGCCAGATTCAGACTCTGCTGGAGATCCTGGAAGATATAAAAAACGGGACTTCAGATACCCCAGGCATGGTCCAGATTTACGGATCCGATATCAACATGGAATCCAACACGCCAGACGGAAACATGATCAATATCTATGGTTTGAGCAAGCTCGACGTTTTGGAATTCTGCCTGCAGATATATTCGGCCCAGGATCCGGACCAGGCCCTGGGTGTTGCCCTGGACGCCGTATCCCAATACAACGGAATAACCAGGAGGGGCGGGACATATACCCAGACGAATATCGTAGTCACAGCCGATCGTTCTTTGACACTGAATGGCCAGGATACATCGACCCCATTCACAGTCGCTGACGCGACCGGGAACCAGTTTCAGCTCATTACATCCGCGGCCGTGACAGCCGGCGATAATACTCTGGCGTTTATAGCGGTCGACCTGGGGGCAATTGATGTGGCATTAAATACGATAACCAACATCGCTACACCAACCCTGGGAATAACCGCAGTGAATAATCCTGCCGCGCCAACAACGGACGGCACGGATGAGGAAACCGACTCCCAACTGCGTCTGCGGCGCCAGGCAACGGTCGCCGTCCCGTCCCAGAACACCCGCGCCGGCCTTGTCGGTGGCCTTTTTACGGTAGATGGCGTCGCTGATGCTGTCATGATTGAGAACACGGACGCATCGCCAGATGGGGATGGCGTACCAGGCCACGGAATATGGGTGATAGTCGATGGCGGCGCCGATGCGGATATCGCCGATATGATAAACCGATACCGTCCACCAGGGTGCCCTATGGCTGGCGCTGAAGTCGTGACCGTAACCCAGACCGATGGATCCACCCTGGAAATTAAATTTGACCGGGCCGTAGAGGAAGATTTATATATCCAATTTGAGCTGACATCCAAATCGGGAGGGGCCATTGATGAGGACGAGATCAAAGACGGCCTGGTCGAGCAAATGACTTTTGGAATCTACGACATGGCCGATATTACGACCGTGACCAGGATCATCAGCACGATCAACCCCGATGTAATTGTCACGAACGTGGGCGTCTCAGCGACCGGATACAGCTATGCAGATTCCGTTCTGCCGTCCGACAAAAAGAACAAATTCGTGCTCGATGCGACAAATATAACGATAAGCTGAGGTCAGGATGCTGACATTAGAGGACCTGAAGAATTACTACGCGGCCAGACTTATCGCGCAATACAGGCTGAAACCAAGAGCGATCGCCACCATAGAACTGCTTATTAACCAGGCATGGAGCGACGGCCTGCCAATTAGTCTGCAGACCGCATTCAATCTGGACACAGCCGCCGGAGCTCAACTCGACATTATAGGCCGGATCGTGGGCGCCCCCAGGAACATCTACGGCCTGGACCTTACGCATACATACTGGGAATGGACCACCTACAGCGGGACTCCCGCAGGCACCGACATGGGCCTGTATACGGATGATCCCTACCCGGTCGAACTCTGGCAAAGATACATCCTAAACTCGATAGCGGTCCTGAACGATGAACAGCTCCAGGCGCTTATAAAATTGAAGATCGTCCACAACAACAACAACGGGAGCTTCAAGGACATTTTAGATAGGATGTACGCCTACTTCGGCGCCGGCATTGTCATCACCGATAACATGGACTCGACCGTGACATTCGATGTCGAACCACAATACGCGGCAATGATGAAGGCCGCTGATTTCGTGGGGGACATAATCCCAAAACCGATGGGCATAGGATATACGATCAACTACCTTTAAAAAGGAGATTATATGGCACGATTGCCTAGAGTTTTTCAAAAATTGTTTGCCACCAGTGCTGACGTGGCCGATTGCGGCCAATTTGGATCCCTGAAAGCCGGCACCAAGGTGAACACGAAGGATCCCTCCACGATCCAGGCCCTGGCCGCGTTTTTAACAGGATGGAAGGACGCCGTGATCAGCGGGGCGGTTCCGTCCATGGAGGAAGTAAACTCGCTGTTTTTATTAATATTTTATCAGCTTTGCTACGTTTTAGAGAACGGGATCCCGGAATACGATGCCAGCACCACGTACTATATAGGATCAATCGTCATGGTCTCGGGCACCCCGTACACCAGCCTGCAGGACAACAACACAGGTAACAGCCCGGCATCTAGCCCGTCATACTGGCAAATGGGGATCCAGGGATCGATGCCGGCCGGCATGGTGATGGATTACGCTGGTAACACGGTCCCTAGCGGGTGGCTACTTTGCGACGGATCCGCAATAAGCCGGACCACCTATGCCAGGTTATTCGCGGCGATCGGAACAACCTGGGGATCCGGTGACGGATCCACCACGTTCAATCTCCCGCCAGGCGGGATAGTTACCGTCGGATATAAAAGCTCAGATTCCGATTTTAATGCTGTCGGTAAGCAAGGCGGGGCCAAAACGCATACTCTCACAGACGCCGAGATCCCATTACTCAACTTATATGTAACAGATCCGGGACCAATCGGCACCGCGGGCGACTGGGTGAAATTAGAACATTCCCTGGCTAGGAACACAAAAGATCTCGTAAACGTTGGGACCAGCGGGCAAGCTCACAACAACTTACAGCCATACGGCGTGGTAAAAAAGATCATCAGCTATTAGGAGGGAACATGGACGAATGGATGGCTTTATTCAAGGAATTCGGTCTGGCGGGATTACTTTCCGGCGCCGGGACGATCCTCCTTTTTTTTGTAGTGAAATGGACACTGGAAACCACAAAACATATCCTGGAGCAAGCCGCCCACGAAAGAGAGATATTCCAACAGCTCCAAGCTCAATGGGTCCTCTCGCTAAATGAACACACGGCCCAGGCGCGCGCTTTTCATGACGACGTGAAGCAGGCGCATCAATACCAGCGCGAAGAACACCAAAAAATGATGGAGATGTTTTATAAACTGACAGAGAAGATCCAAAATTTATGCCCTAAACAACAGTGATATCGGGAGGGAACTATGGACTGGTTAATAGCGCATTGGACCGAAATATCGAAGCTGGCCGGAGAACTGGTCGCGGCGATGGCGGCACTTACTACCGCGATAATAGGACTTTGTAGTATAATTGTGAGAATAGTGCCAGCCCTGGCAAAGGATCATCCAGCACTCCCGATCATTAAATTATTGGGCAAGCTGGCCCTGAACAAGTCAGTACGGGATGAGGACAGACCAACAACCCCCCACGGAGGAACAGAAAACATGAGAAGATTTATTATCCCATTAATTATTGCCCTTATTACCCTGGCGATGCCAGCCCAGGCAGATGAGGTCAGCATCGCTGATTATTCGCCTGCTTTTTCGATTGGCGAGAACTTGAAAAAGATCCCCGGCATGAAACAGGGGATAGCCTACTCGGTACTGGACAGCAAGATCAACTACCTGACGACCGTAGAGATCATGCAATGGGCGATATTTACGATCGAGGCCGGATACGCCGGGGATGCAGACGCCACAGATCATAAGTTGGTCGGGGTGGTGTCCACCAGTTTATTGAATATGAAACAACTCGGGGTGACCGTCCCTATTTTAGATCTGATCGATTTCAGGATCGGACTATACGCGGGCGTGGGAGGCATCAACCTGGGGGACGGCCCGGACATGCGGGGCAATAATGAATTCGATTGGGGCGCGAGTTTAACAGCAATAACACTGAAATACTAGGTGCCGTATGGCTGAAATCCGTAAAGGACTATCCTGGGGAAGCCTGATATCTATCCTGGGCCTGATTGCGATCGTGGCATATTTGGCATGGCAATCAACCAGAAAAACGGACCAGACCAGCTACAGCAAGGGCGCCACCCACACTGAAATGAACTACACCATAGCGCCCGTTCAGAATCTCTATCCTTTATCAATCCCAGGATGCGCCCCATTTGTCAGGATGGACACCCCAGGCGGGATCAAACTCCCAGAGGCGGAAAAGAAACCTCAAAAAAAGTGAGGATAATATGCTTTTGAAGATAGCACTGATCGCGGCATGCATGGTTTTATACTGGGTAGGCGGAGAGAAGTGGGCCCATACGAAATTCCGGGACTGGGGATGTTCCGCATGCATTGTCGTGCTTGCCGGCCTGTCCCTGGGATGGACCTGGATGCTGGCGCCGGCATTTTTTATGGCCTGGCTAGGACTCTCCCTGGGGGACGACGTGGCCGGGGATAAATGGTACTGGAGCATGCACGGATTCGTGACCGCCTGCTCGATGATTTTTCTCGCATTCTGGCCAGGGATTATCCTGGCGATTTTAACAGCGGGACTGACCTATGCGGTCTCAAAATATTTAAATAAAGGCGGAATCGATATCTGGGCCAGGGGCCTGATTTATGCATGCCTGCCCACAGCTCTCAAGTTTTTAGTATCGCTTAAGCACTAAAGACGTTTTTCCGACGGGAGGGTCTTTTCTCCTTTCCCCCTCCCATTACCACCGACCGGACCGGGGTCTGCCAGCCCCGGTCTTTTTTTTATGCAAAAAATATCTTTACAAAAGAAAGAAAGAGAGAGAGAATACAGCCAGGTCAAGAGAACAACAGCCAACAAGGAGGCAAACATGACAAACGTATGGAGGATAAACAAGGAAGGGCAAAGAGAGCAGATCGAAGTAAAAGAGAACGATATCTGGAAGGATGGCAAAATATGGATGCTCAAGACCCCCTATGGAATCTCAAATTTTAAAACGAAGAAAGATGCCCGAAAGTGGGTCCGGACATTTGGCCCGGTGCAAAACACCCGCGCGGTACAGAACACGGCCGAAGTTATAAACAGATTTAGAGGCAACGAACATGAATTTTATATTTTAAAAGGGATCCTGTGCGTATCGCTTGATTTTGATTGGCAGGAAAAGCAAACCTTTGACTCCTTAATTAATACCAACCTAGTGGCCAGCCGGATGGATGACATACGGATGGGGAAATAGGCCGAAACGCCCGCAAGGGCGTCTGCCCAGGTGGGACCTGGGTACTGATGAGGCAACCAAAAAGGAGGCAGGCATGATCACACGGCACGGAAAACCACTGACCTGGGATGAGGTCAAAAAAAGGAAGGAAGCAAAGGCGGCCTATGATAAGGAACGCCGGGCCAGAAAGAAGGCCGAGAAATCCAGCCAAACGGCCCCAAAACAGGCCCAGAATGAGCCAGAATTGACCAAGGCGGCCCCTAAAAAGAGGATCCCGGCCCAGGATCAGGCCCCGGCCGCCAAAAGCCCCGAGATGGTGCCTTTTAAGCCGGTAGAATACTCCCATGTGACCCGAGCGGCGCTTATGAAGGAAGCCCAGAATAGGGGTATCAAGTATTTCAGGATCCTGAATAAGGCCGAGCTTCTGGACGTTCTGCACCCGGATGTCGACCAAGAGGCGATCGATATTACTATAAGCCAGGCCCAGGCGCGCTGGATGGCCGGATGGGGCAAAAAAGGGGCAAGAAATGCTACCATATCCTGATCCTGACCCGGACACGGAGCTGAACGCAACGGGCCAAGAGGTACCCATCGGGTACTTCTGGGCCCTGGCGGTCATCTTTGCCGTGGGCGTAATAGCTATCCTGGCGTTCTGGATCGCCTCCCGGATCCCGGTAAAGGCAAGCTGGTACAGCAACGAGGACTCCGGTCCGATAACAGCCAACGGCGAACGGTTCCAGGACCACAAGATGACGGCGGCCTCCTGGGACTATCCGTTTAACCAATGCCTGACGATCCAGAACCAGGCCAACGAAAAGACTGTAACGGTCCGGATCAACGACCGGGGACCATCAAGAAAACTATACAAGAAAGGACGAAAGCTCGATATGTCTCTCGGGGCCTTTTCGCGGATAGCAGATCCGCGTGAAGGCATAATAAAAGTAACGATCATCAAAACCAACCAGGAGCACTGCCATGACAAGAAAACAAGCCAGTGAAGAAAAACGCCGGCCGATCATAAACGCCTGGGCCGGGATTTATCGGAGAGAGTATGAGATGTACCGTGCCTATGGATACTCGATGGACCGTGCCATGGACATGGCGCGCCTGGCCGTCAAAAAAGAATACGACAACGAGGCCCATAAACAGCCCCAGGATAAAATGTTTTTCCTGGACGTCCGGATCGATGTCCTGGACCTGCAGGGGAAGATTGTCAGCGCGGTCGAACAGCACGAAGTGCTCGTCCACCCTTGACAAGAGAAAGAAAAAGAGTACCATATAATCAAAAAAAAGAAAGGAGGTCGGCATGGAGAAAAAAAAGAGTGAGCGGATCAAGTGCCCTAACGAAAAGTGCCCGAATAGATCCCGCGTTTACTACCGGATGAGAGAAAAAAACTTCGCCTGTGGTGGATGCGGCACGATTTTCGATCAGGACGGGAAAGTCATCAAGTCTGGCAGGACTTAGACGGAGGGCTGGTCGGTGGAAGAAAAGAAAGTAAAACCACAACTTCACCAGTCACACCTCTCGGTCCTTTACCGTTGCGGATATAAATTCCAGCGTATTTATTTGCTGGGCGAAAAAGAGCCGCCGACAACGCCGCTTGTTATCGGAACGGCAACCCACGCATCTATAGCTATCAATCTCAATAATAAGATCGACAAGGGCACGCTTCTTCCGCGGGAAGCCGTGCAGGACCACACCAAAGACGAATTCATCAAAGCATGGGAAACCATGCCGGTCGTTTTGAACCAGGAGGAGATCAACGATGGTCTGCAAAAAACGCGCGATACATGCCAGGATATCACAATCGAACTGGCGCTACTTCATCACTATGATATCGCGCCCAAAATCACGCCAAAACACGTCGAACGGACCTGGGTCATTGAAGCCACCGGATACCCCTACGATCTCGCGGGAACAATAGACGTCGATGAGATCGTGGAATTCGATCGGGAAAAAGGTCTTTTCCTGGCCAAGCCGTTATTCAAGATCCGGGATACTAAAACAAAGGCAAAGAACATCGGTCAGCGCGAGGTCGATACCAGCGAGCAATACACGTTCTACCATTTCGCAAAGTATATGCTCGATGGGATCCTTGCGGATTACGTGGTTCAAGACAACCTCATCAAACCAACCAAGACGCGGCCTGCGGTCGCATTGAGCTACCAATCAACCAGGACCATAGACGACCATACGGTCGTCCAGCGCCGGTTTGAAACCGCCTGTGACGTTATCCAAAAAGGCGCGTTTACGCCGGCAAACCCGAGCGATTGGTGGTGCTCAAAGGAATTCTGCGGGTTTGCGGCCACCGGCCGGTGTAAATACTTCAACAGCAAAAGGTCAATGATAGTAACTAAAGGAGAACCAAATGGGAACAGACAAAGAAAACCTTCCGATCCAAACGCCCTCATCGAATCCCTCAAGGGATGTCTCAGCGAGGACTGAAGGGTTCGGGGTCGTGACACAAGAGCAGATGGTCGAAATGGCGGCCAGGGCGGTCGAAGCCGCGGCCAAGGCCGAGATCGAAGCGGGATACGTCCTGGCTTTAAGATCTCCCCGCGATGAGAACACCTGCAGGATCAAGATCAATATGGTCTGCAAAAACCTGCATTTTGCAGAAACGGCGATGTATAAAAAGCCCCTGGGCCGCGGGGAAGCCAAGAAAGAGATTACCGGCCTTTCGATCCGGTTCGCTGAGGAAGCGATGCGGCTCTGGAAGAATATCAAGACGGTCCAGACCGTGATATATGACGACTTCCACCGCCGGGTCATGAAAATAACGGTGATCGACCTGGAATCGAACGTAAGCTACAGCCGCGACATCACCCTGGAAAAGGTGGTCGAACGAAAGACCAGCTCCGGCCGGGTCGTTTTAAGTGAGCGACTGAACTCATACGGTGAGCGGGTATTTACGGTAGTGGCCACGGAAGATGAGATCTTCCAGAAAGAAGCCGCCCTAGTCAGCAAAATGATCCGCACCAACGCCCTGCGACTTATCCCGGAGCATATCCGGAGCGAGGCCGAGATCATCATCAAAACGGTGACAAAGGCCGGGATAGATCAGGATCCGGCCGCGGCAAAGCGGAAGATCCTGGACTCTTTCGCCAACCAGGGGATCATGCCAGCCGACGTGGAAAAATACCTTGGTGGGAGCCTGGACATTATCACCAAGGAACAGATCCTGGACCTCCAGGGCGTCTATAACAGCATCAAAGAGGGCGAATCGACCTGGAAGGAGATAATGGAACGTAAGCAGGCCGAAGATGCCGAGATTAGGCCGGACCCAGAAAAGGCCACTATCCAGCCTGGCCCGGCCGTAGATCTCCAAGGTCAGGTCCTCCAGACCGCTATCCCCATGCTTCCGGGCGAAACTCAATTCGAATATGAGGAACGCCTGGAAAAGTTAAAAGGAAAAGATGCTAAGGGATTCAAGGCCGGGGACCAGGCCACCCATCAACCCGTAAATTAACCAGCAACACAAAAAGCAAAGGAATAGCATGGAGAGAATATCACTATCACCATCAAAGCTGAATCTGTTCCGGGAATGCCCGCGGTGTTTTCATGATGCCTACGCCAGCGACGTCCCGAGGCCTCGTGGAATCATGGCCAGCCTGCCCGGTGGCATGGACCTGATCATGAAAAAGTACGTCGACCAGTTTCGTGGCAAGCTACCCCCAGGGCTGGAAGGAAAACTGCCGGGGGTTTTGTTTTCCGATATTATGACCATGAAACGTTGGCGGTTCTGGAAAACCGGACCAACCTGGCAGGACCAGGAAAAGGGAATAACGCTGATCGGGGCCCTGGATGACTGCTTATTCTTTGACCCGTTTTATATCCCATTAGACTGGAAAACCAAGGGGGCCGAACCAAAGGACGACGGATCCCAGTATTACCAAACACAGCTCGACTGCTACAACCTCATGCTAGAGGCATCCGGGAGACAGGTCATGGACGAGGGATGGCTGGTTTATATTTATCCAAAATCGGTATTCGCTGGCGGGTTTACGGATATGCTTCCGACCTTACAGATAGAATTCGGCCTTACGCCGTTCAGACTGACCTGCTCCCGCGAACGGGCCAAGGAGATCATCTACAAGGCCGTGGAGTGCTTGAGGGGGCCCAGGCCGGCACCAGGCNNTGCCTGTGAGGTCTGTGCCTTTGAGGAACGGAGAAAGCTGATCGTTTAATATGCGCGCAAATTAATTCAGGTTACAGCAAAAAAAAAGGAGAACACGCATGAAGATCATCGGCCTGATGGCCCAGAACATCAAAAACCTTAAAGCGATCGAGATCCGGCCCCAGGGGAACATCACCCAGATCACCGGGGCCAATGGCGCCGGCAAGAGCGCGATTCTGGACGCAATACTGACGACCCTGACCGGCAAGCGCCTGGAGGATCCCATTCGTCACGGCGAAACCAACGCCAAAACGATCGTCGAAACGGACGAATTTATCGCCGAAAAACGCTGGACCCAGAAGGGCGAATACCTGACGGTCATGTCCAAAAGCGGCCACGAAACAAAGAAATCGCCCCAGGCATTCCTGGATAAGGTGATCGGCAAGCT